GTGACCTGCGATTCCAACTCGTTATTCTTCTGAAAGATGTGATTAACACCTCCGCCAGGAGTAAAGCCCCCGTTACCCGAACCCGGAGGTCCGTTAGGGTCCCTTCCTGTATCGGAAGCTTCGTCAACTGTCGTGATCTCAGCCTCCACCAAACACCGTAAAGCCTCCACACGCTGGGCATGGTCCTTCACCTGTAAAGTTAAGGAATGAGGAAGAAAATACTCAACATTTCCAGACAGTTTCTTTGTGCTGAACTTCTTGTACGGACGACATACGTCTTGGCCTACCGTGTCTGGATTCCATCGTATGATCGTCCCCAAAACAGACTGCCTAGTCTTGTTTCTTATAGATAGAGCTCTTGATGTAGCGTAATACCCCATGGCAACATACATGTCCGCATAAGACATGCTTGATCCGTCTGGGTGAAACTTAAGATTGTCTTCTCGGTTCAGCGGACTTGAAGTATCGCTTGGGTGTGAGGCTCGGTACCTACCAAAGGTTCGGTTACCTGAGTTTTCAAACGTAGCCCCAAAAGTGGTAGAATCTAAAGAGACCTGCTCGGACCCATTTGAGGGCGCGGTAATGGAACTGACGTATCTAGCGTCGTAGTTCTCTGTTCCGTCGCCCGTGTAAACCTCTATCCCCGAAAGCTGAAACGACCTAAGCACCGACTCTGACTCAGTGTATGCTGAACCTGTAGTTGAACCTGAAGATGCGGTAACCAAAGGCCAAGAACCCAACCCGCCCGCAAAAGTGCTGTCTTCAGCAGCCGTAGAAGCCACATCTACAGGGTCGCCGTTTGAGTTCAGAATTACATTCCAAGCGACGTTGTTTGGTATTTCGTAAAGCCTCAAACGGTTGTTTACCTGCAGTTTACTGATAGATGATGAAACACCCTCACCAACGGTTGGCATCTGAATTTCTTCGTCAAACCTGTATATAAAGTGGCTTCTAGATAGGTCTTTAGCAAGCTTTAAGTCTTCGTCAGGATCTTGTTTTGTCAATGGAGGAGTGTAGTAGACATGTGAAAAGTCTTGACTCTGAAGAAACTCGCTTGTTGACCCCGCGTTGTCATCAGTTAACACGGTTGGATCAGCCCCAATCATAACCTCTAAAAAGGCAGTGTCAAAATTTGAAGCAGTATCTTTTACCCATTGGTATTGTTCGTAGGTTTTTGGATAGTAGTCATGAGAAGAGTTTTGTATATCTATGCTAAAATTGGCTCCCGTTGTTAAGTACGCCAAGGACCTAACTCTTCTTCTTAGACGAAACCAGTTTGCCCCATCATAAACCCTTATGTCTAACCTCAACACAGCAAGGTTTCCTTTGTTTTCGTTTTCGTAAGGCCCGCTTCCAGCACTGTTCCAGTAACTAGCGTCTCCTGAAAAATGTAACCTGAAAGAACCTTCATTCGTTCCGTTAGGAATGGATATCTCATCTACTATCCCGTTAGGCGGTAGGTTAGAATAGTAGTTACTCGTTAGTATCGCGTTAAGCTGAGTGTTTACGTTTATGTCTTCCTTCCTATAAAGAAAGGTCTCAAATGTAGGCCCGTCGTATCCTATGCCAGAACGAAACAACAAGTCACTTCCAGCGCCCTCGTGGACTTGCGCTACAGACTCTACCGGGTAAACGCCTCTGCGTGTTGCTCCTTTAAGAAAGTCCGCCCCGATGTAGTCCAGGTCCACCCGCTGTAAATCAGCACCCTCAGAAGCCCCTGACGAGGTAAAAACCACAGAGTGAGAGAATAGTCCGTCGCTGTCTTTAGTCCAATTGAAAAAACCGATATCATCATCGTCTCCCCTGATTATGCGTTCACGATCAAAGAGGTGAAACTTTCCGTCTGAGAAACAAAAAGTAGCCCCTAACGAAGAGCAAATATCGGCCAGTATATCGTAGGTGGAAACAAAGTTCGTTCTTCGATCTGTCCTTTTCCTGTCAAAACCCTTCTTTCTTTCCTCAGAGGGTTTTGGGTTGGTGTAGAAAGAGTCTGCTTTAAGGAAGTAATGGTCTAGAACCGCATCGTTTGATGGAAAGGTTTGGTGTGTAGCGTTCACCGGACGAACCAACCTGTGCTCTACAAACAAAGGTTCAGACGTGCCTATATGTGCGTCTAAAACAGCCCAATGGGGAAGTTTGTTTACGATTTCTTTTAACCAGTAAATTAACGCCCTCTCGCTGGATTCACTGCCTTGATTATAATACAGTTCTGGCTCTGAACCACTGGTGTCTTTAAAGTCAATATTCTTAAGTGATGCTATTCCATCACTGGCAAGAAAGGTGGTAAGGATCCTTCCATCCCCAATCTCCTCGGTTGTCTCTTCAGGGTGTATGAATCCAGCCCATTCTAGTTTTTCCTGTACCCCTGTAGACCTGTAAAGACGGATAGCCATGGAGAACTCCTCTTCGTCATAAACAGCTAGGGTTACGTGAGTCCTTTGGTATTCTGTAAGATAGGCAGAAAACTTCATGGACGAAGACATGATGGGTTGCAGTATATCGTCTATGCTGCCTTTCCAGTCTATCGTAAAGCCTGGATCAGAGATCTCCATGTCTGTGATTGGAGAAAAGGCAGTTGACGTCAATGTCATGTTCCAGATCTCCATTCGATAAGACCAACCGTCTGGCGTCTTATATGTAGTATTTACTATTCTCCTAGCCATAGATTCTGTCTAATGCGGTTGCTCCTCGGCGGGATCCTAAAACTACGTCAGACCCACTAAGAACACCTTCCACTCTGAGGTTGCCTTCAGTGCTTTTAACGCCTGACCCTAAACCAAATCCGTTTGCTAAAAAAGCTCCCAGTCCATCTGAAGTTGCGGAAGCAGCGGCTCCTGCAAAAACACTTGTTCCGCCAGATATCACGGCCAATATACCGTAAGCAATAATAAGGGCAATGACTTTTCTCAAAACCCTGTCTAGGGCGCCTAAAAGATTTTCCGCCAGTGCCTGACCGAAGTTTTTAGTTCCTTCTACAGCCGATCTTAAAGCCCCTCCGATTATATTTGAAAACGCCTGGCCTACAGCCATAGCCATCGCGGTTATCTCATTCGTCTGCTCTTGAAGTAAAGCAGATTCTTTCGCTAATTGCTCGCTCCTTTTCTTAACGAGATCTTCGCTCTTCTGAGCTAGATCATCGAGAAGGAATCCTACCTTCATTTGAGACTCAGCAAAACCTTCGCTAAGAGGACTGAGCTGTGAATAATACTTAATGAGAGCTGCTACAGATTTCTCTTGAAGTTTAAACTCGTCAGACATAAGCTTTCCTCTAGCTGTGTCTTCTGCTCTCTTTCGCGCCAGTTCATCCTGTTGCTTGTTTAATATCTCTAAAGCTTTGGCCGCCTTGAGACCTTCTGACTGTATAGACTCAATGCTTTGGGTTATCTGCTTGAAACCCTTTTGGCCAGTATCCGCCCCTTCGAGAAGAGGGCCTGTGAAGGTGCCGTCCTTCTGAGCTAGTGTGATTAAAGCCTCGTTTGTAGCTTCAAAGTCGCTTATTAAATCGTTTAAAAACTCAGGCTTGTCCTTCTTTTTTCCTGTCCCTTTCCCGAACTTATAACCAAGCAACGCAAGAATTTTCTCTATCTCAGCTAATTGTTCTTTAGCCAATGTTAGCCCCTCTATGTCAAAAAGACCTGTTTTCTTGTTGGACTTTGCTTGTTTTTTAAGGACCTCAATCCTTTCCAAAATAGCAAGCCTTTCAGCAAGGAACTGCGAAAGGTTTTTGTCTTCTTTAAACGGTGACTCACCTGTGTCATTCGCAATAATCGACCTGAGCTTGGCTTCTCCCGGTGTGTTTTCTCCCAGGAGCTCATCTAAAAACCCTTTGTTTTCTTTGCTGAACGTAACCCATTCTCTCAAGCCTTTTACGTAGTCGTCTTGGCCTTTTTTGGTTTTTGCTATTTGATCTTCTAGGTCCTTAATCTCATCGGCCATAATGCCGAAGTAGTTTTTACTCTTTTGGTTCTCTAGCTGTTGGTTTAACTTGGTTAAATCTAGCGTGAATTGAGCGAGAGTCTGTAGTTGGCTTTCGTTTATATATGTGGAATTAGCCAAGTCTTCAAGCCCTTCATTGGCTTCGACTAATTTTCTTCTTAACTCATCAGTAGAGTAAGTTGCGGCATCAGCGCTTTCTGCGAAGAGCTTGTTTGCAGCCACCGCCGAAAGGAGTGCACCCACAACAAGAACCACAACAGCGGCTGTGGCACCTACAACACCAGCGATGGCTGCTATGGCTGCGGCTACAACACCAGCGATAGTCACCAGTACGCCAAAAATAACAACAAAAGCCGCAACAGCAGCTATAGTTCCCTTGGTAGCAGAGCTCATTGTAGCCAGCTTCCTTACGAATCGGGCTACGTTGTCTGCGGCGTTGTTTATCGGCTTTATAAAGTCCTCTGTAAAAGCAATGGAAAGCTCGTTAAAGGCGGACGAAATCCTTTTAAAGGAGGCCGTCATAGACGTGTCTAACGTCGTGGCAAACCCTTGAAGGAAACCGTCCGACTCCTCGATTTGTCTTTTCAGCTCAATAAACTCATCTTTCAACCCCCCAATTGAGGCAGCAGGACCTGCTCCACGGAGACCGAACTGTTCTAGCTCTTGCGAAAACCCTTTTGTCTCATCAAAAAGCTGCCCTATGGCTTGCTCTGCTGTGAAACCATCCTTGGCCAACTGACCCAAGATACGTCTTAAAGCGGTACCACCACGACTTGCGTCGAAACCCCTGTCTGCAAGGAGACCTAGTATGGCTGTCGTTTCTCCAAGAGAAAGACCGAAAACAGCAGCCTCAGACCCTACGTAATTTAGGGACGCAGCCAAAGCCTCTGCTGTAAGAGCAGTATTTGCTGCTGCTGTAGCGAAAAGATTAGCCACAAAAGACGCCTGCTCTTGCTCATCACCTACCTCTGATAAGGACTTTGAAAAACGATTCATCGTCTTCACGATAAACTCACCAGCAGGCGCTAGCTGCATGTCCATTGCCTGAGCAAACTGAAGTGTAGTTTTTTGAATCGCCTGAATAGTGGCGTTTGACTTACCTAGCTTAGCCAGAGACAACTGAAGCTCACTGACTTCTGTTGCTGTAAAGATCGTTGTAGCACCGAGGTCTCGCGCCGACTTAGTAAGCTTAGAGATATTAGCTCCTCCCCTAAGTGCAGATATTTTCTTTTGAGCAAACTCAAACGCAGTGGCCGTCTTTAAAGCCGCTGTTGCAGCAGCAATGATCGGTATGCCTAAATACGTGGAAACATCTCTACCAACCCTCGTGGCTTGGGCACCAAACTTCTTGAGAGACCCGGTGGCTTTCTTTACCCCTTTGTCAAAAAAGGATGTATCAAAAAGTAAACTACCTTTTACTGTAAACTGATCGGCTGCCATTAGAATGATTTAAAGGTTTCGTAAAGATCTTGAGCCTCTTGTTTGATTGATTTTTTACTTTCTTTCATCTGCGTGTAGGGGTGAAAGTCGTTGGGCTTAAACGACTTCCCCTTAGAAGCATTTACATTAGCTAATAGAGACATAGACGAAGATGTGTGGTTCCAATGCAACTCATCTTTTAGATACAGGCCAGATATAACGGACGAAACCTCGGCCAAGGTCATGGTCCAGAAAGACTCAGGCGAAACCCCCCTCTTTATGGCTTCGTAATAGAACTTACCTATAGAGGGAGGATCGCTTGGGTCCTCGTCCGCTACTTCTTTCCCGACTCGTCAGTCCCCATTGCGTCTGCAACAGCTTGTGACACAGTCTCCAGTTGATTCGTGTCTAGTATCTCAGCAATAAAGGCTTCTTTATCTGCTTTGAACTTTTTACCTGAATAGATGCCTCTGTTAACGATGCTGTAGTAAGCGATCATAGGCACTGATGTTAATGGGTCTGAAGAAACCCATTCATCGAAACCCTTTAGCTCAATCTTCTCGTTCTTGAGAATTAAGCGAATGGCGTTCATTGTGAACAGGGCGTCGTGCTCCTTCTTCTTAAAGGTAACCTTAAACTCCCCTCGAAAGTTGTTTGATAAATCCATGTGGTTGGTTAAATAAAAAAGAGGGCGACACGACTTTCATGCCGCCCTATGAAAAACCTAGTTATTAGGCTGCAATCTCCTTGTACAAATCTCCGTATCCACGGAAAGTTGCGCTGTAGGTCGAGATATCGTCTACACCGCCAGTCATTGACGCTGATTCGATAAGAGCCTGGCCTACGTAAGAAACAACGCCTGAGTCGTTTCCAAGTCCGTCAGTTCCAATCTTTGTTGCAAAACGTACTAGTACGTACTTTGAATCCTTTGCAAGGTCGATAATGGTTATTGGAGTTCCTGTGTCTCCGTCGCTTCCAACAGGAGGTGTCAAGTCAATAAGACCGTCTACTGAGAAGTTCCATGAGAATGCGCCTGAAGCGATATAGTTGGTTGACCCACCAACTCCGTTACGTGCTGCGACCTCGTTGATCGTGTTTGAAGCGTCCATTGTAGTCGTGGTCGCCGCTGCACAGAGATCTGTTGCTGCCATACTGACGTCAGTCATAGCCGCGGTGCTGTCGGCCCCTCCTGTTGCGAAGCCCACGAAGTCTTTAGTGGTGGGGTCTATTACGATTACTTTTTCACCACTTGCGACCGTGGTGGGCGTGGTTGCGGTCGTCGACGCTGCTTCGATGATTTGTAAGGGAGAAATCGATCCCCCGTCGAGGGCGTAAACCCCTAATTGATTTGATGCTACTGTAGCCATGATTGATTATTTAAATGATCTGTTTGCTATGTTTTGAATTAAGTCTGAAAGTCCTTGGTTGGCGCGAGCTATTACCTGTCTGCTTTTGCTCGCATAGATTTGCTTAAAGTTTACTCTTTTACCCCTGTTTATATGTTTAGCTGGCCTAGAGAAAAAGTGAGCCTTCCACCCTCCTTGTTTTTTTGACTTAGAGTTCGATATTGGTAAAACCTTACGTCCGTATTGTTTTTTTCTCTTTGCCTTTATCTTCCTGTTGCCCATTGGTTTCTGCAAGCTTCCTGTTTTCTTGTTAAGAAACTTGTACATTAAACCAGAGTTAAAAACGGTCTGCCAAGGCTTAACAGCGTAAGTTAAAACCTCATCGACTCTTTTTTCTGCTTGCTTAGACCCAACCCTAAAGGCAAACTTGTCTAGATTGTAGTTTAACATATCTAGATCTTTCTTGTTAATCTCAATCCTTACTGGGCTTTTTCCACCAACTCTTGAATATCCTGACATCTTAAATTAATTTATAAGTTAAGTTGACACCTGTCGCAGATGTGGTGTTTTCAGAATGGGCGCCAGTGGTAGTGTTTGGAGAGAAGTCTACATTAAAGGTAATCGACCCTCCTTTGTGGTCCGCTAGAAGTGTTTGCGATGCAGCGAAAGAAATACCTGCTGGCCCCGACTCTGAAGCGATCTCAAACGTAGCAGCAACGTCTTCCGTTGTTCCGTCTACCTTGGTCACAACAGCGGAGTTTATTACACTTATCCTCAACCCACCAGTAGAATCCGTTACACGAACGTTCCCTGTTTTTGGCTTCTCTTTGGAAAAAGACGTGAGGATATCTTCTTGACTGCTTGTAGAAATACGACCGCTTAACTGACCTCCCTGACGAAACGTTCTGGCCGTGATGTCGGTAGGAAAAGAAAGAGACTTGTTGGTAATTGTTACAGGATGTCCGTACTCTGAGTAGACAGATCCTCCCGCAGTCCTGGTCACTGAGTTCTCGTTGTCCCTAGCGTTTAACGTGCTGAGATAGTTGGCAAGCGGGCCAATTGGTGTTAGCCTGTAGTAGAGGAAGCCCTGAGTGTCTCCGTAAGGAATGCTGTACTGAGCGTTCTCCACGTCAGACCAATTCTCTGTAGTTGCTTTGTAGAACTTGTTTCCGTTTGCGTCCGTGGTGGCAGAAGCAGTTCCAGCGCCAAGCAGTATGTTTGTTCCTGAAAACAAAGACGCTCCGCCCACCTCTACCCTAGCGTAAGGAGAGGCGTTGCTTGGGTACATATTGTACCAGGCAGACGTGTAGCCCCTTATCTTCCCGTCAGCGGGAATAGCCAAGTCTCCTGCAACAGTGTACGGGAACATTTCTTGCACGCTCGTTATGTTTGAAGACTCCTGAGAAGCAGCCCCGTCACCAATCGTGAGTGTAGCCGCAGATCCAAATACATAATTGCCACCTGACTGCTTAGGAAACGGAGCGTTCTCTATAACCTTGAAATCAGCAGACGTCCTTGTGTGATCAGAATCGTAGGCTGTTATAAATTCGTAGTCCTCGTTCGGCAGGCCGAAAAAAGTGTCATCATCCCTGAGCTCTGCTCGAAGCTTCAATACCTCGTGCCGCCCTTCGTACTGTATAGAGTAGATCCGAAACTTACCTCCCTCAAAGTAGATGAGGTCCTCGAACTTAACGCCCTTAAAGTACCTGCAACGAATCTCCGCTTTAATCTTACCAGTGCGCTGCTCTTGGATCTTATCCTCCGACGCTCCCGCAGATGGCGTGCCTACATACTTGAACTCAGCGCCCACGTCTTGCTTGACCAAGGAAACAACCTTGATCTTCTCACCTCCGCTACTAACGGTAAACGATTCCCTGTAGAAGGAAATCCTATTCTTCATGCTGCCTGGAGTAAGTACCGCCATCAGTATCGTCTTACGGAACCCAGCAGCCGCTGGACGCCCTCTTTGATTTCCGTGGTGATACCTCCTACATACTCAGCCTCCCGGTGCGAATCATAGTGCGCCACGAGCATAAGTGCTGCCTGGGTAAATTGCTTGGGAAGGTCTTTTACGTTCTCTCCTCCCGATAGAGTAATCTTATACAGGTCGTAGTCCTGGTCCTCGTTGAGATCGTCGGGAGCCTCTGCCCCTGCGAAGTCAATCTGGATTGGGTACCCTGTATTTCTAACCTTTGCCTTAGCGTCTGTGTAGGCCACGTAGTTTCCTGACGTGTCCAGGTAGTCGATATCGTCTACGGTATACGATCCTGTGACGTTACGAAGTGTTTGGAATTCGTTTGCGTCAAAGCGATCCATATATACCGTCACGGTTGACAGCTTGGCGGCGTCTCCTGACTGGAGAGCGTAGGTCGAGTCCTCGTGCAAAGCGGGCGTGCTAGAACAGAACACACGATTGGTCGTCGTGAGCATATAGTCCATCGATGCTTCGAGGTATGAGTTGATCAAATCGTCAGCCTCCCCTTGCTCATAACGCAAGTGGCCACGAACAATGGACAAAGGAACTAGGTCTTCTGCGTAGTAATTCTGGGTGACGATTGTTTTCATTTCTTTGGTTTAAAAAAAGGGGACGACCGCAACAGCCGCCCCCCTTTCATTCGGTTATACGTTAATTACGCTACGCCTGACAGACCAGCAAATCCAGCCACCTGCAATGCTTCAACGCTTCGGTATACGTTAGCAATCATTCGAGTCACACCTTTGTCTGCATCAGTGTAAGGGTCAACGATGAGGTTTAATCCACCCCAGGTTCCAGTTACGAGTTGAGTCTTGTCAAAGAAGTGTGCGTCCCCAACGGCAGCTTGAGACGAGATATAAGTTTCGTATCCCATAACGCTTGGGCGTTTCGCCTCACCAGCAAACAACATGCCTGAACCAGCGTCGTGGCTCAATGCACGTAATCCACGGTAAGCGGTAGTTCCTGCCAAAACAACGATGTTCTCCAAAGGCACGTCGGCTGCTAACAAAGCAGCTTCGATGTCGAGCGGGTTAGCGTTCTCGGCGCTGTAAGCTGTTGCAGTGTAAGCACCGTCAATCTTGCCGATGATGTCTACGTTAAACTTACGGTCGATAGCTGTGCGAATCTCACGAGCGAGGAAAGACCCCATGTCGTCGGCAGACTGAGCCAACATCTGGTCGGTCACCTGTGTGTGAGCAGCGTAACGAGTTGGAGACAAAGTCTTAGCAGTAAACAATGGATTGCTTGCGGTCTGCCCTACAGCTTCGTTTGGCTTGCCCGCGTGTGTTTGACCGCTGGTCGCTTCCGTAGCGTGGTAGGCACTTTGAACCTGGAACACTACGTCGCCAGTCAAGTTGCTCAAGTTTCGAACACCCATCTGAGCAGCGATGTCGTTTGGTCGGAATGAATCAACGAGGCCGTTGTCTACCGTACCAATCTCACCCCCGAAAGCGGTGTTTACAGTAGCGACAGTAGCGCCAGCAGACATAGGAAGAGCACTCGCACGCAAAACGAACTCAGGGACGCATACACCGCCCGCTACGTTTACTTTTGCGTTTGAGAACTCGTTACGAGCCTCTTGGTTCATCTCTGCCTCTAGGCCAGTCAATTTGCCCTGAGCAGCTTCCTTTACCATCTTGCCAAAGCTAAATTGCTTGGCAGTGCGGGCCTCTGAATCGCCGAGGCCCTGGACGAACGCAGGAGCGTTCTTCTTGTTTTCTTTTCCCATAGTGGAATTTTGTTTGTTTGATTTATTATTACGAGCCTCGGTTGGCTCCTTTTTTTCTGTGTTAAACGCCTGTGAATATGGATGCGGCAAAATCGCTGGATCTACTAATTCATCTACTCGCTCTTCTTCTTCGTCCTCTTCCTCCTCTTCTTCGCGCTCCTCGTCGTCCTCTTCCTCTTCTTCCTCCTCTTCGGATCGCATCTCCTCGTCCTCCTCTTCTTCTTCTTCCTTCTCTTCCTCGTCCTCTTCGTCCTCATCCTTTACGCCATCGTAATCGGAATCAACGCCAGGAGGTCGTGTCTCTGCTTTCTCTTCTTCCTCTTCGTCCTTGTCCATGTAGCCCTTCTCCTCCTCGTCCTCTTCTTCGAGCTTTCGGAGTTCAGCTTCTACACCTTCGTCGAGGAAAGCCTCCATCGATCGCAAAGCAACCTCTGTAGTTGGGTAGGCACCTTGAGTGGTAGGCGATACATCAAACAATGTTTCCACTTCGTTAATTACACGAAGGTTGACACCGTCCTCTCGGCTCTCCCACGAATCGTCAGAGATCGTGAATCCGAAGCTAGACGTAGATACATTGCCCATACGAATGTTCTCCGCTAGGTCCTTCGCGTAACTCTGGCTTCCGAGTTCAAATCGGTACTTGAGACCCTTGTCATCGACTTCCAGTTCCAAGCCGCGACCCACGCGGGCCAGTGGCATATTCCAGTCGTGATTGAACAGGGCGACAGTGTTAGTCATGTCAGCACCGTCAAAAGCACCACGTGCAATTCGCTCGGCAAACCGTCCGCCAATAACGGTCTCGTCTTCAAATCGAGCGGCATATCCCTCCACGACTACGTTCCCGTCCTTTTCAGAACGGATCTCAAAGTCGGAGTTCAGTGACCTCTTTTCTAAGTTTTCCATTATTGGTTTTCTATTTTGTTTATAGTCTTTTCACACCAGGATTTCATGCTGTCGCCGCCCCAGGCAGCGTACATGATTGATCCGCAAATATCCTTACCTTTAGCGTCAGTGAACTTGCCTTGATCGTAAGTCTTAGCTCGTGACAAAAACGAAAAAGTACGCTTCACTGTGGACGCCGAGAGCTTCTGCCCCGACGACAACTGCTTGGCTCTAGTCCAGCCGACGCTGGTTCCGCAGCTCGTACCTTTCTCTTCCTTGTGTTTCAAGGCGGCTTTGGCGCGGTTTTTAGCGGCCTGTGGATATCCTCCGTAGGTCGCCATTATGCCAGGTCACTAATTACTGAGTCTGCGATAGCCGCTGTTAGTGCAGCAGCGTTTGCTGCGGCAGCGTATCCATAAGTGATCTGCCAGACGCCTTTTCCTACACGCTGTTGCCACGGGGATGTGTCCTCTGCCGCGCCGTCTTCCGCAGTCACTAAATCACCGACAACTCCAGTCAAAACCGTAATAGCAGCAGAGTCATAGAGCTTCATGGCTTTAGCCAGCTCTTTCACCATTACAAGCTGTTCTGCCGCATTTGGATCGGCAGCACCCTGGAAATAAGCCTGGTGAGTCGTGGATAATTGTATCTTTGTGCCATCGGTACCCACAGCGGCTGTGGATCCCTTCGTTCGCACGTTGTTTACTTCAAAGTAGTGTGTGGGCATGTTATTCGTTGTTTTCCTCTTCTAGGTTCATTTTCGCTTGGTTATCAACCCCGTCAGAACTCTGTTCATCCCCTTTAGAAACCACAGCGCTAGCGTAGTCAGACATAGAAGAAAGCGGTATTTGATTAAGTTGTATGTGGTGGTTGTCACCGCCTTGAACAGGCGCCAACCCTTCCTTAGACCTGACCTCATTGATCGATAGGACTCCGTCAGATAAGAGGGAGTGATAGTAGCTGGACCGGGAAGTGGAGTCTGCCCGCAGCATGGAGTCGATGTCGAACCGACAGGAAAGGCTGTTGTCTTTTCGTAGCACTTTCCTTTCGATTTCAAGTTCGATTCGGCGCACCCACGGCAGGATTGTCCCCTGGAAGAATTGTAGTGTTTGCTGTTCATAGTTGTCGTAAGATGAATTTCCCTCCATACCTATAATAGCAGGTGGCACCTGGAAGAACCTTGCGATCTCTTCCGCTGTGTGCTTCTTGACTTCTACAAACTGTAGCTGCTCCAAAGGCACAGAGAGCGGCTGATAAGCAAAGCCACCCCCCAAGATAGCAACCTTGTGAGCATTCTTCTTGCCCATAAACTCCTGCTTCCAGCGCTCACTGGCCTCCCTCATCTGCTCAATTGTGAGTGGCTCCTTCGTCGTGAGGATACCACCGAGCATCCCGCCGTTCTCAAAGAACGTGCTGCCGAAATTCTGGATCGACTTGGCGGTGTTGAGGTTTTGGATCTGTATATTAGTTGGGTTCTTGCCTCGAAAAGCCTTGACCTCCAGTATTTGCTCCTGTGGAATTGGGCTAGGCGAACCCGTGTATGTGTACCAGCGGCTGCCGTCAGGCTCTACCTTCGACTGAACTTCCGTGGCAGGGAGCCAGTAGATCTCGTCGTCAAGGAGCAAGGCTGTACCAATGCCGTAAAGCAACGCATCGCTGACAATCATCTGCCAGAACTCATACGCACCCATCATAGGGTTTGGCTCGACGGCCATCATGCGACTCACTGGATGTGAAGGCATGGGACGACGAATACCGTCTTTGTCCACTTTTTCTACCGTAACAGCCATAGAAGCAATCGTGTCTGAGATTTTGCTAACGCAAGCGTAGACAGCAGAAAGAGTTAGTGTGTCGGCTCCAGAGTTTAAGGTTGAGTCGCTAACAATAGTGCTCAACCACCCCGTGTGGGCCTGGGTGGGAAAGACGGGAGCAGCAGCTCGCTCTTCCTTGTTCAGTCCTAAAATACGTTGAAAGAGGTTGCGTTCCCTGGCCATTGGCGCGAATATAAGACAGAGGTCGTGGTACTAGAAGAATTTTTAGACTACATTCCCACAACCGACATAAAGAACTCAAAGTCTGGAGCGACCTCCTCTTCTTCAAAGGTAAGCATTTCACCTATAGCCATGATCGCTGATACAACCCCGTCGATCTTGTCTCCTGACTTTGACTTGTCTACTTTTATGTTTCCGCTAGGGTCTAGTTTTAAAAACACGTTACCCATCATCCACCGTAAAACCTCATCGCCACCGTGGTGAAGCTTGCCTTCCAGCGCTAGCTTCTCATAAAACTTTGAAGGAAACGACATGGAGGCGTATCCCTGACCAAAAGGATCGCAAGGAACACCGTCACCGTCCAGGTCTCTAATCAAACTCAGCGAGTTCCATCGGTCGTAAGCCACTCCTTTTATGTTGTACTTTTCTGAAAGATTGTCTGGATCATACTGAACCTTACCGTCCATTACGTAGTGGCCGCTCAGCATACGTCTTATGACATTATAGTCAGTAACATTGCCTTTTGTTACAAAAACATTGTCGTAAGTATCTATATTTGCGTATATATGAGCCTCATCTTTCTCTAGCCTACGCTGCACAGCTCTTTCTGGCAAGAAGTAGTAGTTGTGGATTTGTATCCCCTTGTCGAGATCCCCGACCGCGACCGTGAAGGATGTGATGTCATCCGTGGCTGCCAGGTCGAGACCCAGGTATGCGTCTACTTTTTCCGAAGACGTGTCTATAGGCATGAGTAAGTTGGACTCACACATCCATAAGTCGTCCTCAATCCATATATCCTGAGCACCTACGAACAAATTGCAGTGTTTGACCATAAACTCCGTGATCGTCCTGCCACCATACAGCTTGGCGTTGTTGCACTGTTTTTGTAGGTAGTCCATACTGATAGAGGCTCCTAATCCTGGGTTTGCCTTCTTCCAAGCTTCAGGGTCGTCCCACTCGTCTCCGTCGTCTTTGTCTATCTCATAGCATAGAAAAAGCAGGTTGTCGTTTATTACGGAGCCGTCAAGCACCTTTTTGCCACCTTTTACGAACTCGGTTGCCACTCCGTCCAGCACAAACCCGGCAGTCGAGATAGCCAGCATAAGCGGAGACTTACGAGACCCCATAGACGAAGCGAGTACCCGGTACAGCTCTCCGTCCTTCATTGCGTGCATCTCGTCAACACACCCTATGTTTAAGCTTAAACCATCCAATGTGTTTGCATCAGAGGAAAGTGGCTTGATAATACAGTCTTTTGGACCATGGATCTCTTGTCTGTTGGCCGTGAACCTCTTGGCAAGTGCTGGCGACTTTTTTACACACCTCCGTATCTCATCGAACACCTCTTTGGCCTGATCTCTCTTTGTGGCGGCTGTAACGAATTGCCCGGCACCGTCATCGTCAAGCACAGACATGGCTAATATTATAGCTGCTGCGAGCTGAGACTTGCCTGATTTACGAGCAACAAAGAAGTGTGCGGTAGTAAACCTGCGTTTCTTAACATCATCTTTGTGAATCCAACCAAATAACTGGCCTATAAAGGCTACTTGCCAGTCGGACAGTATGAACGGCTTTCCAGACCATTCACCGCGAGTGTGCAGACAAACAGTCTCTATAAACGCAATATACCTAGAGGCAGTATCTACATCAAACACCCAGGGGAAGTCATCGTCCCCAACTCTCTCTAGGTCATTTGTAAACCTTTCGTAAGCTTTTACCACGTATTTACCTGCAACAACAGACCCGTCGAGTATTCCCTCGACGTAATCCCACATTCTGTTAAGCCTTTGCGTGTTAGACAAGGTTGTCTATTTCGTCACCCTCGGCACGCTTGCTGTTGGCCGATGCCGCGTTTACCGCAGCACCCATCATGCGAGCTCGATCCATTGGTGATAATCCCAGCTTTGCTGAAAGCTTGCCAACTTCTCCTTGAACCTTAGACAAGGCAGTCATTTTTCCGCTAACATTGGACGATCCGTTGTCGTAAACCTGCACAATGTCGTCGATGGTCTGTATTTCTCTAGATATCATCACGAACATAGACAGGTTTTTTGCAAGCATTGTTATTGTAACAACATCAACACTCTCTAGCAACCCAGTCTCGTCAAGGTAGTCCAACACCATGGTGAACATCCTCTCTCCCTCATGATCTAGGTTTACGATCGGCTTTAGGTCCTGGTGCTTCTTAGCGTCAGATTTGAGTATCTTCTTTACCTCATCCTTTGCGGGTGTCGTAGACTCCCTCATTTTCTGCAAAAGAGTGCTTTTGTTAGCCATTACGCTTCAATCGCTCTGATCAGTACGTTGCTCTCGTAACCATCCTCATCGTAATACTCTAGAAACAAATCCAAGTTCTTCAAGTGGTAAGTGGTTGTGACACCGTCCTCTACAAGGTCGTAAAGAGCATTGTCCTGTACTGCTAAAAAGATAGTGTCCGCAAGGTTGGCGGCCTCGGTATAGCTATTCGAGTAGCAGTAAACAGATATCTCAAATGTACCGAAGTCTCTATTGTTAAGTTCGTTTGTGTCAAAGCTGTTTTGCTGAATAATAACTTCAGGATTTTGCTCTGCCTGGAACCTCGTTCCAATTGATGCCTTTATGTGGGAAGTTGTTGAACTTGCGTCCAGCGTGCTCCTTACTACTTCGTACACCGACTTGTGAGCCTTTCTTAAACTCATGCTTTAAAATTTTTTTATTCTGACCCGCTTCGTTTTGGCCATCTCCTCACATTGTTCTTTATACCACTCGTACATCTTCCTGAGTTCAGGCATGCCAAATTTTTTTAGTTGTTTGGCGCGGAGCATTACTTCGGAGGATACACCAGGCTGCTCCTTGTCCAGGGCTTGACCAAATATCCACTGTTCGCCCTGGGAGTACAGGTTGCAAGATATGCACTGGGTTCTAATATTCCACTCATGATCCCATCTGGTATTCATGTACCTTCGACTAGCGAAGTGTCCCGCCTGCAATTTAGATACGTGATCCTCCTTGCCACAAGTGTAGCAACGCGCAATGCCGTCTTCGTCAGCGGAGCTCCAGCGAACATACTTGCTGCACCACTCGTCCACCTTCTTCTTCATTTGAGCGTGTGTGTACTTCTTCTCTGCCTTCGGCTTCCCTTTTGCTTTCTTCTTCAATAGCTTACTAGATTTAGAGTCTGCGTGATTGCTCTGTTTTCTCTTCATTAAACAAGACCTTCTTGTACGATCATGTAGACAACGCTTTCGTTATCGGTTTCAACGCAGATGTCCATCTTAGAGTCAACACCTTCAAGTACCTCTATATGACAATCGTACTCTTCGGCCATATCACACAGGGAGCTCTTGAAACTTTCTTTCTCAAGATCAGTCCACCCCATACTGTTCACTAGAATCCTCTTCATTTCCATAAAGTTTCTTTCTCATGTATTTAACGCAATGATCAAAGTCTTTAAATCTAACACCGTTGGCTTCATAAGAAGCTCTCCTGGCGTTGCAACTTCGACAACTGCCCACAATGTTAGTTTGGTCATAGCTCGAAATGCCTTCTCTGTCGCATCGGTTCAGAGGAACGACATGATCGGCCTCGCTAGCCTCTGTTACTTTGCCCATGTGCAAGCACCATTGGCATATAGCGTCCCTGTTTAGAACAGCCTCTCGTGTTGATCGCCATTGAGCGGTCTTGTAAAAGCCATTACTCTCCACCCCTTCAAACGGACGCACAAGCCTTCCGTCCTCAAGTTTCCTTCGATTCCTTCCTTGCTTTTTCGCAAGCCATGGTTTGGGACGTGCCTTTCGTTTTAAGTCCATGAATCAAAGGTAGGGTGACTAGGGTGACTTTATTTTCAAAACTTTTTCCTATTGCTAAAATCGGCCTAGATATACTTTTAAGTATTTTATGTCACCTTCTCACCCTAAAGGGTCTAAGCCCTTGAGTTCATTGGTGCTACCGTGGGTGAGTTTTTGGGTGAGTTGTGTCTTTTTTGATCACCCTGGAGCTCCTATGTCACCCCCCCGTACCTCTAAATGGGTGACGAAATCCGAGTGAAAGTGAGATCAGGGTGACTTTAACTCCCCCCTCCTCGTGTTGAACCGCGTTTAAAT